ACTATCCGGGCCTTATTGGAATGTGACGAGAACGGGAAAGTCGTACTGAACTGGCTGGATATCGCTAATAGCAAGAACGCCCAGGCACAGCTGACTATTGACAGTCTGGGAAACCTTCTGGCAAAGATGAAGACACAGTCGGACACGGTATATCTGCCATCTAAAGAAGTGACGGTTACTAAGAAAGTGAAAGAACCATATCCAGTAGAAAAAGAACTTACACGCTGGCAAAAGATCAGGCTGAATGTTGGTGGCTGGGCCATCGGAATAGTGATAATCACAATATTGGTCATGATAGGTAGATTGATTTATAAACTTAAAAAATAATATTATGGCAACACTGAATTTTATACAGGAAGGTGAATGGTATGTGGCAGAGACTACAGTCAACAATGACTACTCATTGCATGTTGAGAGGGAAAAGGAAGGATTCTTCTATATGGAACAGAAAGCTGCAGGAACACAGTTCGCTTCCTGTGAAATCCCTATGGCGGTGATGAACGGGTTCTGGACTTGTCAGGACCGTGTGTTCGCTCATGGATATTACCCGCTTACAGTTCGATTTAAGTCAAAGACTCCGGTAACATTAGCAGAACTAAATGAAATCAGCAATGAATAACAGAGGGGTTAACAAGGTAAGCGTAAACAAGATAAGCGTAAACCAGGTGAGGGTGAATTCAGACATTCCTTCAAGGCGGAAGACCGGAGCCGGCATCCCTGATTCCGGAGAAACTGAATATCTAATATTAGATAAGAGTAAATTGGATGAAGCTAAATTAAAATGATATGGAAAAACTAAATAAGATATTTAATGAAAAGCAGATTCTGGAATCGGAAGAAATGAACCAGATCTCTAAAAAGATTGACGAGATCGTCGAAGCGTCGAATACCGCGGATGAGAAGATGACCGAATTGGAGAAAAAGATAGGATTATCTCAGGCTTCTTATGCCGTGTCATGTTGGAACCAAAATGAGCTGGCTCCTGAAAGCGAATCTTTCTTTCGTGGGACAAAAGACATCCTTATGAAATATGACTTCTACCTACTTGATGCCACTGACAACGCCCGTCAGACAACCAAGCCAGTTGGTAAGCTGATGCGTAATAACCTGCTGCGGTTTGCTGACGGAAGTTTTGCGCCGACCATTGGTATTACAGAAGCACAGCGTGCGGAGTGTGATGTAGAGCTGTATCTGGACGAAGCGCACCAGCAGAAATACTGCGATGCAGGTGCATTTGACGCAGAGGAATTCTACAATGAGCACGGCATGGCCAAGCTTTACAATTCGGAGGGTGCCGAGATTCGCGTGCTCCGCCCGTGGGAAACCACCGAGACCAAATACACCATAGGCATCGCCCGTGCGGACACCGTGTATCTGCTTGACAACGTAATCGGCGAGAGCGGCAAGGCATGGAAAGGAATATTCACCAATCCGGTTGTGTGGGACGGCATTGAGGTCAGCAAGTATCCCCTTGTACCGACCGCCATCGGCCCAGGCCCGGCATGTACGGTGAACAAGAAGACACGAAACTTCCTGTACCTGTATAAGGGCGAAGGAAACTGCCAGTCAGGCAAAGGCCAGGACAACCTGTGTACCATGTTCTACGACCAGGAAAAGACCTATCCGCGTGTCAACGACATGCAACAGATTAACAACATGACCTACGCCCGCTCGAACAATGCGGACGCCGACGCCCCTTATCCGTTTGCCGAAGGTGGCTATCATGCCTTGAACACGTTAATTACGGAGCTTGAGGTGCTTTACGGCACCAAATACCTGCATAACGCCAACATGTTCGGCAGCGGCATATCGTCCAACGATTCTTGTGCGAATGAAGGCAACTGGCTTGTGAACGGTGGTGTCAGGTACAAAAAAACCGGTACAGAAATATGGACGTACGCCAAATGGAGCGACCAGAAGGATATCTATTACAACGCAACAGGGGGCCGAACACATTTCAGTGTACTCATTAACAGCGAATACCCCAAAGAAGCCTGCATGGAGAGCCAGATGGCCTTCAGTTTTGCCATGGAAACCGGAGTGCCCGAAGATACGGATTTTGAGTTCTATGGTTATACTTATAGATACGTTAGCGTCCCTGGAACTGACGGTACGGCCAGCATGAATGTGCGTGTATATAAGGTCATGTCGCAGACCTTTACAGCCTTTACTTCCGATGGCACTGAACAAAGCTGGGATGTGGAAGTCAACCTGCGCATGTCGCTCTATTCCGGAGTAAACCTTGCCGGAGATATCTTCATGTATTGCGGCGGAGGTTATGAGCAGGTTGGTACCTGCCTTTATCCTACCAATGCAAGTCTGGGCAATCCTATCAAGTTCTATCTGCAACCCGACCAGTTGAAATGGCACACCGAAAAAAGTTCGTCCAAAACTGAACTTGGTGTCTTTGATTTTGAAAGCCAATACCTGATGATAGGCAAGGGAACCAATCTTGGTGACGGTTACGCTCTTCGCAGGTTGCCTTATGCACCATGGAAGATAGAGAAAGGCGGAAGCATATCCACCGGGGAATGTATGTATGCATGGGACAACAACTATTGGAGTACGACTCTTAACCAGCGTGTGCGCTTGGCCTGCCGTGCCCGCGGTCATGCGGCCGCCAGCCATTGCTCGCCTCGTAGCTTGTCTGCGTCTACTGCCGTCACGCATGCCTCTCGCATCACTGGCGGGTCTGCCCAAGCCTTGATTGAGTAGGCGCAGCCCGCTGCAAGCGGAATAAAGGGGCTGCAAGCCCCGCAGAAATCCTTTCGTCTCCCGTCAAGTCCGGCATGAGGACCGAGACCTCCGAAACGGGGAAGGAGGGTTGAAAAAACGGTGAAGCGGACGGCCTGCCGTGCCCGCGGTAATGCGAACAACAGCAATTGCTCGCCTCGTAACTTGAATGCGAATAATGCCGTTACGAATGCCAATCGCAACAATGGCGGGTCTGCCCAAACAGGAAAACAAAAACTACGAGAACCGCTTTGCCGTGTCTTGGAATGACGAATATATAAGACAAGCCCGCAGTAAGGAGTGCGGGCGGCGGTGGTACCAACATCGCCATGCAAGCCCGGCTTGCAAACAATATGAAGAGAATAGATAACATAAATATTAACCTAAGCATCAGCGATATGCAGTCGGCAGCCTACAGAGCCTTCCGTGGGCACAGCTCCAAGCGGGTTGTCAAAGCCTTCAAAAAAGACTTTGACAACCGCTGCATGAGCCTGTTCCTTGCGCTGAAGGACGGCAGCTGGAAAGAACGCCTGTCCTACCGGAGCCTCGTGAAGGTCAACAACAACGGGAAGGTGCGTAACATCCTTAGCCCTTCGCTGGAGACACGCATCTACCAGCACCTTCTTCTGAACCTGCTGGAGCCTCATTATTCCCGGAAAGACAATCTGAACGGCCTGAATTGTAAGCCTACATGCGGGATAACATCAAGCATACCATCGCATTCCGTCATCCACCGGCTGAAGCATATCTTCTACGACCGCAGAGACCTTCATTACTGCCTCGTCATCGACCAGCGGAAATGCTACGAGCATATCACGCCTAAGGTATTCCGTAAAGCCTTGAAGCAGATGGTGGCCGACCCTTGGCTGGTTGACTATGCCGTCGATGTGTGTTTCGTAAAAGGGAAACTCCCCATCGGAACACCGACCAGCCCCTTCGTCCATCACATCGTCATGTTGGAGTTCGACTACTTTGTCAAGTCGCTTTCGTCCGCCAGCGTCCGCTATGCAGACGACAATTTTCTGGCATTTGCCACAAAAGATGAAGCGCAGATGGCAAAATGGAGAATAAAGAACTGGTGGTGGTACAGATTGGGAATGCGTGCCAAGGGAGGTCTGTCAAAGGTGCGGCCCTTGTCCGTGCCGTGCGACTTCTGCGGCTACGTCTTCCATCGGAACCAAGACAGAACGGTTTGCGGACATGACAAAGGCTACGTGTCCGTGCGGAAATCCACCCTGCGACGGGCGAGGAAATGCCGTTCCGACAAGTCGTGGGCCTCCTATTACGGCCTGATGAAGCACGCCGACAACTATGCGCTGATGCGATACATAGAAAACAAGATGAAGTTACCCGCATTGACACAGAAGATACGGATAGACCGTAAGATGGATGCCAGACACGTCGAAATCAAAGACCTGTTAGGCATGTCAATCACAATCTACGACTACGAGCTAAGGTACAATTCGCAGCGTGAAGCCAATTGGATAAAATGCCTTGTAGGCATGGAAGAGGTCGTTGACGGAGAACGGACAGGCAAGATACTCGCCCGTGAATTTCACGGCAATTACCAAGGCATCATCCAGTTCATACTGGCTTGTGAACGCGAGTATGGCAAACAAGCCGTCCTTCCGCTGGAAGAAGTGGAAATCGAGAACCAGTGCGGTTATATCTTCAAGAACTCAACAAACCAATTAACGTATATTGAAACATGAAATCAATCAATTATCAGGTAGTACCTTCTACCATAGAAGAAGACTACAACAGCAGCAGAACCGTTTGGAATGGAGGTAAAATCCAATCCATGGACGAAGGTCGTTATGTAACTATGTTCATTGGGCATAAGACCGTGAAGACCATTGACGAGGAAGGTGTGGAGAAGAATACGACCGAAGCCTTTCCCGTGCGAGTGCAGAAGCCGTATAGCATCGATAAGGCCGTAATGGCAGGAGTTATGAGCGCTTATGGCCTGACGACATCGCAGGACTATGCAGCCCTGTCCGAAGAAATCGAGCGGAAGAGGCGAATTAATTCCGAAGATGCCTCAGTAAAAGACTACGACATCCTCGTGGACTGGATACGCGGCTGTCTGGACGGCACATATAAGAACCGTGTGGACGAAGTGAGAGCGCGTGTCTTGTCCCAGATAGAGTCCTACGACAAGTCTGAAAAAGTAAACGGATTTACCTATAACGGAAAATCCATGTGGCTGTCAAAGGAAGAAAGGTTGTCGTTGATGGACCGCTTTGGACGAGAGATGGAAGAAGGAGTAGAACAAACCAATCTGTTCTATGGCGGAGAAGCCATACCGCTTGCTCCTGCTGATGCACTCGTTCTCGTCAAGATGGTGTCTTCGTATGCTGACAAATGCTTTGACCAGACACAGAGGCATATTAACAACGTTAACCGGCTTTCTACCGTGGAGGAACTGGAGGCATATGACTATACAACTGGATACCCTGAAAAACTTAGATTAAATACAAAGGATTCCTAGTTCGGTCAGTTTAAAACAGGAAGGAGGTACAATATGAAATGATACCGGCGCCTCTAGTAGATGGGCCCATTTAAGTTCGCTTATTAAACATACGATCCCCGGCTGGCGAGTCGGGGATTTTAATTTATGTTGAAAAATATTTGATTTTGGGAATATCGAGATGGATTATTACTTACATTTGTGTCGTTAAACTTAAAAAAAATATATATGGCCAGTTTTAAAGATTTAAAGCTTATTGGAAACTCAAAAGAGACAGAAATTGTTAATTGTAACATATTGGGTGTTAAGGTTGCTACTAATGGATATTGTGGCGGTGGTTCTGGGCATGGATCAAGAACTTATTTTAGATTAGAGGATTTGTCTTCAACTGATATTGATATTCGTTTGATTAATAATAAACAAGGAGTAGAGATCATGTTGGGAGGAGATGCAGAATTGGAAACTTTTATACAGGCTTTAAGATGGGCTGCTGATAATTTGGAAGAAATGGCCAAAAAGTAAAAGCTCCTTTGGAAAGTAGTGCAATCAAAAACAAAGCCCCTTCCGGAATAATCCGGTTGGGGCTTTGTCTTTTACAGGATATCAGCAAGTCTCTCAGCTTGTCTTTCAATGCTGGAATTGAGAATTTTAGCGTATACCTGAGTAATCTGTATTCGTGTATGCCCCATCATCTTAGATACAGACTCTATTGGTACATCATTCCCTAGCAGGACAGTAGTAGCAAAAGTGTATCGAGCGATATGTGATGACAGATTTTTCTTCGTATTTATTAAAGCACCTATACACTTTAACAGCCTGTTGTATGCTTGCTGACTAAAGTGCGGTAATTGATAATGGTATTTATCCAGTATGGCCATAGCAGGAGGGAGTATGGGGGTATAATACTTTGTTCCGGTTTTAATGCGCTGCTTGTCGATGTAATTACAGCCATGCACTGTCACTACGTCGTGAGAAAAATCAAAGGCCTCCATATCAGCATGTGCCAGTCCGGTATAACAACAGAATACGAACAAATCACGGGCTTTACTGAGACTTTCGTCAGACAATTCAAGCGCTCTTACTGCGGCCAGTTCCTCTTCATTCAAGGCTTCCTTTGGCTTATGCTTGCCGCGCTCAGCCTTGAATCTCAGATAAGGAGATTCATCAATGATACCAAGTGATACTGCCTCATTGATATATGGTTTTAGGCGTTTGTGATAATTGTATATTGTGGGTTGTTCCCTGTCTGGATCCTGTAGTTTCAGCCACATGTCAAACCTCTTAATATTCTCCGGAGTCAAGTCATCAAAAGTACGGATTGTTTTGGACTCTCTCAACGCCTCAAGTGTGCACTTATGGGCGCGAAGGGTAGATGCGCGTAGCCCTCTCCTATCCATTACATCGTAGCAAAAGTCAATGAAGTCCGTACCATATTTTCCGGATTTCTTATTCAAGGCAGCCGAAAAGGTCTGATACGTTACCTCATCCCCTTCCTGGATAATAGTACGGGATATACTCTCATACTTCTTTATCAAGTCAGTGATTTGTTTGTTTAGCTTTCGTGATTCAGCATGACGAACCACTAATCCGTCCTCCCACTGATTCGAGTAAAGTTCAATTCCTGTAGAGAGGACTTTTCTCTGTGTACGATTGAATACAATTTCGATTTCCACCACACCTGCAGTGATTGCAGATGCTTTCTTTTTGCGGTCAAATACCGCTTTGACTTTAGGTAACTTTAACAT